GCATTTGATGGAAGTGCTGCTATTATTTTACCTGGGGTGAATTCTGGTGGTAATCAGAACACTACTGGTAATGCTGCTACGGCTACTGCTTTAGCAACTGCCAGAAATATCGGAGGAGTAGCATTTAATGGAAGTGCTGCTATTATTTTACCTGGGGTGAATTCTGGTGGTAATCAAGACACTACTGGTAATGCTGCTACGGCTACTGCGTTAGAAACATTCATAACAATTGGTGGTGTAGCATTTAATGGAAGTGAAAATATTGATTTACCAGGTGTTAATGATACTGGTAATCAAGACACTACTGGTAATGCTGCTACGGCTACTGCTTTAGAAACATTCATAACAATTGGTGGTGTAGCATTTAATGGAAGTGAAAATATTGATTTACCAGGACCTACAGTTAGTAGTTCAAATATTGGATATGGATATCAAGACACTACTGGTAACGATATTACATTAACAGGATATAATGTTAATATTATTACACATTTAGGTAATATTACAGAAACACAGATTACGATTGATCTTGGGGAAGATGGTTTTATATATAAACATAGTAATAATAGTGCAGCTACGATTCTTGGCCCACATTCACTAGGGGCGAACTCATACTTTTATCATGTAACATCATCCGCTAATAAAAATATTTATAAAATGGAAATATGTTGTCTTGAAACTGGCACTGCTTCATCTGGATCTGATTATGCAGACAAAATAGGTATTTATTTTAGTCATACTAATTTAGGAACACTTTTACAGGGGTCTGATATAGATACTAGTAGTGATCATGCTTCATTAATAGACTATTATAGCTTCACTATGAAAAATGGAATGTTTAAAATATCGAATAATGAACAACCTCTGGGTTATTTTTATAGTTATGATGAGTCTGGTAATGGTAATGATGTTTATACATATAGTGATGTTGGTCTGCATGATGTTTATTTATATTTAGTAGGATATTCTTATAATAATGACGGAAATTTATCGGGGGGAGACCCCGTTACACATAATGCTGGGAAAATTATGATTACATTATATGGTTCTGATTTTTAATTTTTATTATAAAAATAAAGTTTTTGGTATTTACACCCTTGAAGATTTAAAATAAACATATTATTTAATCTTATTATATAATATGACTAAACATCATAGTGAAGATTATAAAATTACTGCTGTAAAACACTATATTAATAAATCTAAAAATTTATCAAAAACTTGTAAAATATTTGAATGTTCTAAAATTAGTTTGAAAAGGGGGGGGGTTAATAGATATAAAAAAAATAAATCAATAAAAAGATATAGTAGAAAACCATTATCATACCAGTAGGTTCGAAGACATACGAGTCTTCTTGATAAAATTACTAATGAACAAGTTAAATACGCATTAACTTTATTGAAACAAAATGAACAAATTACTATGTTTGAATTATCAAAGTTAGTAAACCAAAAATATAAAAATTTTAATATCATACCCAACAATTAGGTCAAGATATTTAATAAATAAAATTGATTTTACATTTAAATTAAACTTAATTTTAACCACTATTTAAATCAACTAAATATTGTTACTTACCATTATGGGAAAAGATGAATCTAGATGCTGGATTGGAATTTTTACAACAATTCAAATAATTATAATATCTGGATTGTTTGCTATAGTGCTTGTTCCATTATTAAGTTATTATGAATTTAACGAAGCACAGTGTAATATAACTAATATAGAATATCCGTCAGTTTTAGCATCATCAAATAATACAAATAATTGGAAGTCATGTGATTGTGGAAAAGGTTGTACTAGTTGGACACCATGTATAAAATTATATAGTAGTATTAATCCAAATGTAGTAATTCAAAAAGATTTTTATAAAGAAAATAATAATGGTGATGAATGCACCTTTTATGATAAAAAATGTAATGATGGTGAAGATATAATCGTAACTCAACAAAAATTAATAGATTCAATAGAATTATTTAAAAAATATAATGATAGTAATGTAAAATGTTTTTTCAATAATGAAAAAACTGAAATATATCTTAACAGACAATTTAATATAGACGTGTTAATTATACTACTAATTGGCTTTAGTATTACATGCTGTTGTTGTAGTATTCAAATATTTATTTATTATGATTGTAAATGTAACAAAAATACAAAAACAGATACACAAATATACTTTGATAGTAGTAGTAATAATAATATTGTATAAAAAAATTTATATTGTGATTATATTTATTTAATTTTTATTTTTATTTTTATTTTTATTTTTACATTTACAATCATAAATATTATAAAGTATCATTTATAAAGTATCATTTATAAAGTAGTATTTATAAAATTTATAATTAGGGTAGTTAATAAAAATAATATACCACCCCATAATGAATCTGTAATTAAAGCAAATATACTCCAATCATTAAAAATTGCGTAATTAGTTGTTTCATATATTCCATAAATTACTACTCCTAATATAAAGGCATTTATTAGTTTTTGTGTATTATTTAGTGTATTATTTAGTAATATAAAGTAATTTAAACCACCAACTAATAAAATGTAACATAACATTACAGAGATGAGTTTAATAGTAATCTTACTACCTTGTATTTTTAATAATAAATTATTATAGTGATTAGATACACTAGATAAATATATGGAATCTAGTAATAATAATATAATGGCTGAAAGTATTATAGTAAATATACTATTTTTTATATTTTTTATATTTTTCATTAATATTAACATAGATAATTTATTATTTAATATTATGAGTAAATATAAAAATAATTATTGGAATATAAATTTTGAAAATCCAACAAATTTTATATTTGGGTATGGTAGTATCATTAATGATATATCTCGCAACAAAACCTGTCGTGGTATATGTGACGCTATTCCAGTTAGATTAAATAAAAAATTTGGTTATAGAAGAAGTTGGAAATTTAGAAATGTAAAAAATAATAGCACAGTATTAGGTGTAGAAAAAGTAAATAATAATGAGGCATCTACTATAAATGGTGTTATATTTTTAGTTAGCGATGATAATTTAAAAAATTTTGATGAACGTGAGAATGGATATATTAGAGTAAAAATACCAATAAATATGTTAGAAAGTTGTTCTTTGATTAATTTGCCACCCAAAAAAAGCAATATTAGTATATGGATATATGTTCCTAAAAAACATAAATTAAAATTGGCATCAAAAAAATATCCATGTTTACAATCATATTTAGATATATGTTTAGAAGGGTGTTTAAAATATGGTGCGGAGTTTACACATGAATTTATAAATACAATATATGAGTGGAATGATTATTGGATAAATGATACGCATAAATAAACTATATTATTACATAAATAAACTATATTATTACATAAATAAACTATATTATTACATAAATAAACTATATTATTACATAAATATAATATAATTATTTATGTAAAATTGATATAAATACTTTATTACATGTAAACGTATAAACATATAAACATATAAATAAACATATAAACATATAAATAAACTAATAAACATATAAATAAACTAATAAACATATAAATAAACTAATGGATAATTTATTATCACAAGTTAAGAATCCAAGTGTAGAATTAAATAAAACATTTAATCATACCATAGTAAATTATAGTTTTGGCAATTTATCAGATGAAATATGTAAAGAAATATGGAAAGATGGGAGACCATTTTCTCATTTTATTGAAGCTTGGATATGTAAAAATTATCCTTTAACACATATAAAAGGGTGTAAAAAATATGATTTTATAGATAATCTACATCCAGAAATATTATATGATGAAAAAACATTTACTAATAAAGGGTGTGCATTTTGCCCATCAAATATGTTAGGTCAAGGAAGAACATTTGATAAAGATATTTTTGAAAAAAAAACAAAAACCCTAATATTTTGTATAGTTTCAAATATAGATTTTCCAAATATAAAAATACGGTTTGTAAAAGGTGAAGAATTAATGATTAAATATCCAAATGGGAAAATACCATCAAAAGAATACATTAAATTCTTTAATTAATTCTTGTTTAGATATAGATCTAGGACCACAAGTATTGTTTTTACAATCATAATTAATATTATATAATTTAGTAAATAATTCATTAGTTAATTGTGTATCGAATTTAATAAAATAGTGTGATTGTGTAGATTTTTTTTCTGTTTCTTTATCAATAATACCAGCATTAATACCGACCCGTCTAAAAGATATGTCATGTTTATCAGTTTTCTTTACAAATTTATATTTATTTGGTATATGTTTTTCGGATATTGTTCTATTTGTATCTTTTTTAACCCATATCTGAAATACACATGGAACATTATATTTTTTTTTATCAACTATAAATGAATTTTCTGGTAAATCAAACTCATATACTAAATGAAAATTTAAAGGAAACCGCTTTTTCAAACTATCTTTTTTGAAACTTTTTGGTAATATAAATGAAATACTATCACAAAATTCTAATGATTTTTTAATGAATTTAATTGCCAATGAAGATTGACGACCAAACGGTGGGTTGCCTAAAATATGAATTTTATTTATATTAATTGTATTAATTGTATTGTAGTCAAATGTTAAATAATCTTGTTTAATTATTTCGCTATTTTCAGGTTCTAAATCATAGAATTTATAATTTGTAAATATAGATTTAATACCATTAATAAATGCTCCATTACCAGCACTTGGTTCAATGCATATATCGTTTACTTGAATATTAATAGTATCTTTTACAAATTTAATACATTTATTTACAATATCTTCTGATGTATAATATTTATCAATTGTTTTTCTTTTTAATCCAGTAGTTTGACGTGTATTATTTGTCATAATATCAGTATTATATTAATATATTATTCTTTCACATATAATCAATTTTATCAAATCAATTTTTTTATTATTTTTAATATTGGATAATATTGGATAATATTGGATAATATTGGATAATATTGGATAATATTGGATAATATTGGATAATATTGGATAATATTGGATAATATTGGATAATATTGGATAATATTGGATATGTTAATTAAATCTAAAAAACAATACCTAGTAATATAATAGACGGTATGAATATTGTTGATTATCCATTAT